TGGAATCGCAAGGTGAGAGAATGATACGAAACGAGTTCAGTATGACTATTAAAGGGTATATGATACCTGAGTTTACTGATAATATATTTGGTAAAACTGCTGAATTAGGTAGAGCTTATAAACCAAAAAAAGTATCGTTTTCCGAAAAACTTTTATAATTATATATGTATATAATATTATAACAAACTAATAGAGGTTATTATGTCAGAAGTAAAATTCACAGATGATGAAATGAAATCAGTTCAAGAACTTTCTCAAAAGTCAAATGAGATTACCAATAGGTTTGGTCAGTTGGCTATTGCTAAGATTAACTTGGAGAAACAATCTGAATCAGTTGAAAGTGAAGAGTTCAAACTTCATGAAGAGTTAGAAGCTCTTAGAAAAGAAGAACAAGAAACTCTTAATGGGATTACAGAGAAGTATGGTCCTGGTCAGTTAGATCCACAGACAGGAGTATTTACTCCTACTACAGAGGTTCAACCTCAGTCTGAAGAAAAATAAAACTAACTTTCTCGTTCTTTCCGAAATTAGGTAATATTTATATATGAATAATTGTATAGAATCTTACCTAATTTTTGGAGACTATAAATGGCTGAGAAAATCATATCACCAGGTGTATTTACAAACGAAATAGACCAATCATTTTTACCCGCAACAGCTGGTCCCATAGGGGCAGCTATTGTAGGTCCAACAGTAAAAGGTCCTATCCTTGAACCGACAGTAGTCAGTTCCTATTCTGAATATGTTCAAATATTCGGTGAGTTAATAGAAAGTGGTAGTGACAAATTTCAATATTTAACATCCCATACTGCTCAAGAATATTTGAGACAAGGTGGTCCTTTAACCGTAGTTAGAGTAGGAGAACCAAGTTTAACAAAAGCTAGTGCTTCTATAGAAGCTGGTAGTTCTACTAAGATATTTGATTTAGAAGTTATAGGCAATGGTCCTTCTTTTAATAATAGTTCTTCATTAGATAGTAGTGGTAGATTAACACCATTAACAAGTTCTGCTGGTAATGACCATTTTAGTTCAGGTAGTTTTGGTGGAAGAGCTGATAATTTTAGATTTGAAGTATCTCAAAGAAATCTTGCTAAAGGAACTTTTACATTAGTTCTTCGTCAAGGTAATGATGAAACTTCTAAAAAGAAAGTAATAGAAACTTTTGAAAACCTATCTTTAGATCCAGAGTCTCCAAACTATATCCTAAAGAGAATAGGTAATCAGACCTCAACTATTGTAACAGAAGATGGACAATCTTTTATACAAAATACTGGTGAGTTTCCAAACAGGTCTAAGAATATTAGAGTAAAAAATCTTTATGTAAAGACACCTAATTATTTAAAAGAAGATGGTACATTAGACGCTGGTGCTTATGCAGATGGTGATGACCATATTCCACTATTAGGTAGTGGAAGTAATGGTGGATGTTTTGCTGGTGGTGATTTTGGGGTACAGAACGCTAGTCACCCATTTAACTTTTATCTGGCTACTGATAGTGATACCAATAGTCAAGGTGTTAATTTGGCAACAAGTGCTGCTACATTAGGAACTGGTGGATATAAAACTGCTATCAATCTGTTAAAGAACAAAGACGAGTTTGATATTGATATGTTATTTATACCAGGTATTCTTGACCAAAATGGTTCAAACTCTAATACTATCATAGGTGATGCTATATCAATGTGTGAAGATAGAGGAGATTGTTTCTTGGTATATGATAATACTTTCCTTACTGATACTGTAGCTAATGCAAAAACAAATACCGAAGCTCGTAATTCAAGTTTTGCTGCTGCTTATTATCCTTGGGTACAGATTCAAGATGCTACAACTGGTAACTTTAGATATGTTCCACCATCAGTAGTAATTGCTGGTGTGTATCATTTTAACGATACCATCGGACAACCTTGGTTTGCTCCTGCTGGATTAAACAGAGGTGGAATCGATAGTGCTGTTCAGGCATATAGAAAATTAACACAAGGTAACAGAGATGACCTTTATGAATCAAATGTCAATCCTATTGCTACCTTTCCTGGTCAAGGTGTTACTGTCTTTGGACAGAAAACAACACAGAAGAAAGCTTCTGCTCTTGACCGAGTAAACGTAAGAAGATTGTTAATCAATCTTAAGAAGTTCGTTGCTAACTCTTCAAGAGGACTTGTGTTTGAACAAAACACAACAGACTTGAGAAATCAATTCTTGAATACTGTTCAACCTTATATGGAACAAGTTCAGGCTAATCAAGGATTGAATGCTTTTAGAGTAGTAATGGATGATAGTAATAATACACCGGAAACCATCGATAGAAATCAGTTGGTAGGTCAGATATTTATCCAACCTACAAGAACTGCTGAGTTTATCGTGTTAGACTTTGTTGTACAACCAACAGGCGCTGCTTTTCCTGAGTAATTTTAAATAAATGATATATTTATTATTGAAGACCAAATTTGGAGATAACAAATGGCTGAACTTTTAGAATCGAATAAAATATTTTACACACCATATGAACCGAAATTAAAAAATCGTTTTATCATGGAGATTGCTGGTATACCTGCCTTTACAATAAAGACAGCACAAAGACCACAAATCACCTTTGATGAAGTTCAATTAGAACATATGAATGTGACAAGGTATGTAAAAGGTAAGGGTAGATGGCAGACTTTACAGATTACTCTGTATGACCCGATTGTACCATCAGCCGCTTCATCTGTTATCGAATGGATAAGATTACATCATGAAAGTGCTACTGGTAGAGATGGATATTCTGATTTCTATAAAAAGAATGTTACCTTTCAAGTCTTAGGACCTGTAGGTGATATCGTTGAAAAGTGGACATTGTATGGAAGTATGATACAAGATGCTGCTTTCGGTGACTTAGATTTCAGTTCTTCAGATCCTGTAGAAATCACACTAACATTAAGATACGATTACGCTATACTTGAATTTTAAAAAACCGTTGTAATAAATACAACAAGGAGTTATAATGTCAGAACATAAGTTCCCTACGGAAGTTATTGATATACCATCTGGTGGAAAAGTTTATTCAAAAGAATCCCCACTTGCTGATGGTAAAATTGAAATCAAATATATGACCACGAAAGAAGAAGACATTCTTATGTCTGAAAACCTTATCAAAAAGGGTGTGGTTATTGATAAACTATTGGATAGTTTAATTGTTACAAAGGGTGTTACTACAGATAATTTAGTGGTTGGGGATAAAAATGCTGTTTTAGTTGCCTCTCGTATTCTTGCTTATGGTCCTGAATATACTGTAGAAGTCACTAATCCAAATAATTCAGAACAGAAGATAGAACATACTTTTGATTTATCCAAATGCCCATTTAAAACTATTTCAGAAGGTATAGATTATAGTGATAACTCTTTTGAGTTTACCACACCTATTGGTAAAACAAAAATAAAATTCAAACTTCTTACAGGCGTTGAAGAAAAATTAATTGAAAAGGATATTAAACAATCAAATAAGTTTGGTTACAACGCTGAGATAACAACAAGGCTTCGTCATACTGTTACTGAAGTTGATGGTGATAGTAAACCAGAAACAATAGTTGCTTTTTCACAGAACATGTTAGCTCGTGATTCTGTAGCATTGAGAAATTATATTCAAGATATTTCTCCCGATATTGATTTGACATCGGAAATCCAAATAGGAGGTGAGTCTGTTAGCGTGTCAATTCCGCTGACAGTCGAGTTTTTTTGGCCTCAATCCATCTAATAAATTAGATATTCATAAAAATATATTTTATTTTGTGTATGGTATACCTGGTTATACATTTAATGATGTGTATACCATGCCTATTCATCTAAGAAACTTTTATTTTAGAGAATATACTGATTTAAAAAAGAAAGAGAATGACGAGATAAAAAAATCTCAACAAAAATCTACACCAACAATACCTCGTAGATTTTCCCCCAAATAACTCTTTTCTTTATATTTATTAATGTAGATAGGAGAAGTACATCATGTCATATATGAATAGAGATAATATTTTAGAAGAGGGTATATTAGATACCATAGTTAAGAAATTATTTTTAAACAGGTCTTTAAAAAAGAATAAGAAATTTAAAAAGGAAGTAGATAAGTTAAATACTGCTATATCTAATTTTGAAACATTAGCTAATCAGGAATTAAAAGACTTAGATCCAAAAGCAAAACCGTTTAAGATAAAAAAGTATAAGATATAATTATGGCTGAAAATCCCAAAGAACTAGCAGCTGCTCAAAAACTGGCTAATGAGGCTATGAAAGAGTCAAATGATTTGACTCGGACACTCGGTGACTTATTAAGTAGAAACATAGACAAAGCTGGAAAGATGAACAAGTTAATAGAAAATAGAGCAAAAACTCTTGGAACTATGTTGGGTAATACTGAAGAAGATTTAAGCACATTTGAAAAAATAAAAAATGTTCAAAAGAATATTAGTTCCACAGAATCTAAATTAGCACAATCAAGACAGAAGTCAGGTGGTTTTGCTAAAGGTTTTAATCAACATATTGAAAGAGGATTGAAATTAGATTTAGAAGGTTTAAGCGCTGAGAGATCTAGATTAGTACTAGATGAGTTAAGAGAAAAGGTTTATAATAGATTATTAGATGTGGCTAAGAAACTAAGAAACGCTTTAACCATTGGTGGTATTTTAGCAGCTGGATTCAAAATATTACAATCTTTTTCTGGTACTTTAGACACCGTTGGAAAAACTTTTGGTAGTTTAAATGTATTAGGAGAAGATTTAACAGGTTCTTTGGTTAATGCTTCTACAGAAGCATCAAAATTGGGTTTCGGTATAGATGAAGTAAGTGCAGTTACAGCAGATTTAGCATCTAACTTTGGTATATCTCTTGACCAAGCATCTCAACTATCAACTCAAATATTAGATACCGCTAAAGCTACTGGACTATCAGTAGATGAAACGACAAACTTAGTTGGACAACTTAAAGTAGTTGCTGGTTTATCTGCTGACCAATCAGAATCTCTTATAGAAGGAACTGCTCAGTTAGCTAGGCAAGCTGGAGTTGCTCCACAACAAGTATTAAAAGATATCGCTGCATCTTCAGAAACAATTGCTATATTTACAAAAGATAGTGGAGAAAACTTATTTGAGGCAGCCGTTGCCGCTCGACAATTTGGATTGAATATTGATAGTGTTGCTAAGGCAGCTAGAAGTACTTTGGATTTTGAATCATCTATAGCTGCAGAAGTTGAAGCTTCTGTAATGTTAGGTAAACAATTAAATTTACAAAAAGCTAGAGAGGCTGCTTTAAATAAAGATTTAGTAGGATTTCAAGAGGAGATAAAAAATCAATTAGGTGATATTGGTGATTTTACAGAGTTAGGTGTATTTGAACAAGAATCTTTAGCAAAAGCTCTTGGATATTCAGTAACCGAAGTTGCTAAACTAGCAAGTGGAACAGAGAAATTATCTGTGGCTGGTGCTCTTTCCGCTGGTACTTTTGAAGATATTTCAGGTCAAACTGCTTTGAGTAACTTATCACAATTAACAGGAAAATTTAATCAACTCAGTAAGACTTTCTTAAATTCATTAGGACCTGTTTTAAATGATGTAGTAGGTTCTGTAAATACATTTTTAGCAAATGAAGAAAATGTAGAAAAATTAAGAGGTACTTTTCGTGGCCTTGCTAATACAATTGGAGCAATAGTAACTAATATACCTTTGATAATCGCCGGATTTACAGCTATGGGTGCTTTTAAATTTGTAGGTGCTTTGAGTGGTTTAAAAGCTATAACATCAGCGATGAAAGGTCAAAGTATAATAGCTGGTTTATCTGCTATTATGAAAGGTGGTGCTATGGGAGGTCCTCTTGGAATAGCAGCAACAGTTGCAGCTGCAATTGCTGGATTTGCTACTTTTAAATCTTTAAGTAATAGTGTAAAGGTAGACGATGTCGCTATACCATCCGGTGGCGCTAATGTCATAACGGGACCTGCTGGATCATTTCAGTTAAATCCAAACGACCAAGTGGTTGCTGGAACAAATCTTGGTAGTGGTGGAAGTAAAATGGACATGAATCCTTTAGTAGAGGCAGTTAACAAAACAACAGATGCTATTACAAACTTGCAATTAACTGCTGGTCGTGGTGAGATAAGAGTAGCTATGGAAGCTCCATTAGGATAGGATAGATTATGGCTTTTGAAGATTTAGCAGAAAAGTATAAGAATGGTCCTAGTAAAGAAATTGATGATGACATCAAAAGAAATACTAATCAAGGACGAGTAAGAAGACAAAATTATCAAGTTGTACATCCAGGTCCTCCAATAGAGGTTCCTGTAAAACCTTTCAGTAGACTTGCTCAAAAGATAACAGATGGTAATCCACAGACTACTGATTATGGTTTAGGAGAAGATACAACATTTATAAATCCAGATGGTAACATACAAGTTAGAAAAGTAGATTTAAACAACTTAGGTACTGCAGGTAAGTTAGGTACTGGAGATTATATATTAGAAAGTTTATATCTTAAGACTCACAAAAACAATCCTGATAGACAACCTATTAATACAGGAAGAGTTGACGAGAATGGAAACGCTATTCTTATACCGACTGTTAGAGCTGGTATGGGTAATCTTAATGGGTTAGATATAAAAGGATATTCTTCAAATGAGATTTTTTATAGAGGTAGTGATAGAGGAGACGAACCATATCAGATAGCATCAATTGGTTCTGAACCTGGAGATCCTGTTCCAAATGGTACAAGTAGATTACTTACATTTTATAATAGTGATGCTGGTAGAAACTTAGTTGTTCAAGATAACTTAATACAATATATTCATAATAACCCACCAAAAAATCCTTTGAAAAAAGCTAGAAAATTGACAATTGGTAGATTGGGTAGTCTAATTACGGCAGCTGGTATTGGTTTAATAGCGTCTCGGTATAAACCAGGTCATAATGCTCTTTTAACTAGCTTAGTAGTAAATAGAGCTACACTTGATATTAAAGACCGAAGGTTATTTGAGATAGCTGGTCAATCAGTTAATCTTAATCAAGTATTGGGTGCTCTCGGAACAAGTGTTGCTAATATATTTGGTACAGCAGGAAACGCATTTTCCACAGATTATTCTGCTAGAAAAAGAACTGGTATGCCATATGGTAATCTTGGTGATAGACCTTGGAATTTAAGCTTTCTTCAGAGAGTTAAAAAGGTACAAGTTACCGATGATATGGGGGCATTAAAACAATACTATAGGAAACAACAAAATAAGATACATAATCTTGGAATAAAAGAATCGGAAAGAATAGGAAATCAAACAATTAATAAAGTAACTCCTTTCATGGATTTGACAGGTAAAGGAAATCATGATGAATATTATAAAGTTGCTGGATTTGAAGTAAGAGCTCATGGGTATGACGACAAGATTTCTAATACTGGTGTTGAATATGAATATAAAGGACCAGAACCACCTCCTTTACCAACTACAGGTTTACATGCAACCGATACTACTGCTTGGGAAGGTCCTTATCCAAGTAAACCACCTTTAGAAGAAGTAATTGGTATTGGTCAAAGTATAGATGTTGGTGATTTTTATGTACGATTTAAAGATTTAAGAGACGGTGGTTATATCTATTTTAGAGGATATATAAATGGTATTACAGAGAACTTAAGTCCATCTTGGACACCCACTAATTATATTGGAAGAAGTGAACCTGTTTATTCATATGAAAGAGCAGAAAGAGATATAAGCTTTAACTTAGCTGTTTATCCACAAAATAATAAAGAAGAAGGGTTTATGTATAAGAAGATGGAAAGATTAACTTCTTTAGTTTATCCAGAATACATGCCCGATAAAAATGGAGCAACAAGAATGAAACCACCATTTACAGAAATGTACATGGCTCATATTGGTGATAAGACAAAAGGTCAATTTGGATATATCAAATCCCTTTCATATACAGTAAATGAACAAGGTGATTGGAATGCTTTAGAAAACTTACCAAGAGTTTTTAATATTGCTATTTCATATCAGATAGTAAGTAAAAGACCACCATCTTTAGATACTAAATTTTATCAATCAGGAGAAGTAGCTAATGGCTAGATACGATAACGTAAAGATATATGGTAAAACTATTGGTACAGGTTACTTACCAAAGTTTAAAGAAAGTAATTCAGACATTCTTCTTATTGCTACACAAGGAGATAGATGTGATTTACTAGCACAACAATATTACGGAGATACAAGTTTATGGTGGTTTATTGCTTCTATAAACAATATAAAATCAAATAACATTGAGGCTGGAACTCAATTGAGAATACCGACTTCAACAGAACAAGCAGTTATAAAGTAAAATGGGTAAATTTAGTGATAAGGTTTTTGGAGCTAATGTAGACAAAAAAACCAAAGACATATTCAATGCTCTACAACGAGGACAATACCAATTTTCACCAGGTGAATCGGTAACTGATTTACCTGAACATTCTAAGTACTTAGGTGAGAAAACTACATTTGCTAGAATGTGGGTTGCTATACAGGCAGTTGGTAGTGATGCTAAAGAAGATATATTTTTTTATTCTATAAACGATAATAAATTTAATAGTTATGAACCAAATCAATCTATAGATGGTGAAAGTTACTTTGTAGAGGGTACTGAGAATCCTTATTTAAAACCAAATGCTGGGATTACTTCTATATCATCAAAAACAGAAGGTCCTTTGGGTGCCATTAGAAGAACAACTGTAGAGTTTACTGTTCATAACAAACAAGATTTCGATTCCATTTATTTACCTTTCTTCTTACGACCAGGTGCTACTGTTGTGATAGACTATGGTTGGTCTGATAAAAACATGGAACTTTATGATATAGGAACTCAGTTAGCTAATGCCGATATAGAATTGAGTCAATTTAAAAAGTTTATTTATGGTGGTCAAGTTTCAGGTCCTAATGGAGAACAAATATTTATTGAAGATGATAAACCATATTATATAAGTAAAGAAGATGGAGAAAGAGTTGAAAACCCAAACGTAGTTACAGATCCAGGTTGGATAGATAATCACGATGGTTTAGCTCAAACTGATATAGCGTTAGTACAATCATATAATTCTAAGGTTAATGAAAATGGTTCATTTTCTTGTACTATAGAAACTATATCTGAAAATGCTAGTATTTTAGATAATGAAATATCATCAGATAATAATCTTAAACATATATTTTCTAATAAATTTGAACAAATATTAATAACAGCTTTAACTAAAGATCCAACTTTAGTACAAAGTAAGATAGCTGGTATAAACAAATATAATGTATTTAGTAGGGAAGAAAGGGAGCAAACATTAAATACTTTCTTTGAAAAAATACCTGAAGAGGGGGGTTTTAATTATGTAGGTTTTATATCACCAACTTCTATTAGAAATGGAGTATATCTTGAGTCTGCTACACCGGATAGTATAACTTCATTATATATTAGCTTTGGACTTTTTACAGACTTATTTTTAAATACCTATGTTGCTAAAAATCCTGAGAAACAGAGGTATAACATAAACTTTAAGTTAGAAGGTCAATATATTAGATTTGAATCAAATTTATACCGAAGACAGATTACTAGTTTAGGTGCGCTTGACAAGTTACCATTATTTTTATATCCGGAAGATTGGACAGAAAGTAAAGATGGGATTAGAGATGAGAATACAGATTGTGGTTCAGTTGAGGGACAAAAAATAGGTGATAATCCATATAAAACGCCAATAATACCTCTTAGAGAATTATTTATAAGTGTCCCACTTATTAAAGATGCTTTTTCAAAGAAACAAACTATTAATGATGCAATAAATTATATTTTAAGTGCTATTAATGAAGATTCATATGGAATATTTGATTTAAAAATGAAGTCACCAAATCGTAGTTATTCTGGAATTACGATACAGGATAAAAATTTAGTTGCTCCATTATCGGAAGTAGAAAAATTTTTAACTTTTGATGTAACATCTGGTAATGGAATAGCTACTAACTTGGATTATAGTTTTGATACACCTAAAGGTGGTTTACAAAATTTAATAGCAATAGGTAATAAAATAGATAGGTCTATATTTGATGTAACTTCTCTTGATAATTTAAATTTTTTAAATGTATTAAAAGATGAAAAAAGAGAAGGAAAACCTAATGCTTTTATAAGAAGTTTACCACAACCGAAACGAGAAGAGCCAAGTGAAGATATAGATGAAGACGATGTTGATTTTAGATATGCTAAAGACTTTTTTAAAGATACTCCTGTAATAAGTGATGTTGCAGAAAGTGCTTTTGAAGATGTAATCTTAGAAGCTAGTACAATAAAAAAAGAAAAAGAAAAGAATAGTGTTAATTCAACAAACAAAGTAAAACCAAACGAAAATACTGATAATGGTGAAAAAATAAAAAAATTAGAAGCAAGTGGTGATAGAGATTTTTGGGGAAAAGAAGCAAAAAGACAAAATATTTTAACAAAAAAAGAAGAATCAATTTCACCGGTATTACCTATAAATTTAACATTGTCTGTATACGGAAATACTTTTTTGACTGTAGGAGATGTATTTACAATTAACTTTTTACCAAAGTCGTTCATACCCCATGTTTATTTTCAAATATCAGGAGTAGAACATAAATTAGGTTCTAATTGGGAAACTACATATCAGACTTTTTTTAGGGTAAGACCTACTTCTAAACAAGATAACAAAGAGGTTGTAACTGTATATAGTGAAGCAGCTCAAGAAAAAATATTAGATAATATTTTGAATGATGGTCTTAAAGATTCTGCCACAACCATAAAACCTTTGGTTGTACATCCATCAGTAGAAACCGAAGTAAAAGAGATTGGACAAGACCTTACTAAATATAAAAGTGCTCAAGATGCTATTGAAAAAACAGGTGAGATTCCTAATATATTAGATACATTTTTTGATGCTAAAAAAGTAACCACTCCTCAACATGTGAGAATGGCGTATGCTTGGTCAGAAACTATTTTTGAATATATTGAAAAAGCACAAGAAAATGGTAAGAAAGTTATTTACTATATTAGATATAGTGGTGGTTCAAACTCAAAAGGTCATTACGATGATAATGCTAACTTAGCAGTTGAGTTAGATAGTGGAGATGATTTTGATATATTTGTGGATGTTGATACAAATACAAGTGCTGGTTCGCCTTTACAACAATATTATTTAAAGCCAATGAAAAGTGAAAAATTTGGTAAAGGTATAAATGATGAAAAAGAACAAGTTGAAGCTTTAATGAAAGAAAAACTTAATAAAAAAATAAATGGAAAATCCGTATATAAAGATTTAATAAATCTGTTTAATACCAAAGATGGGACAAACAAAACATATCCACTTGTTAAGAGAAGCACAACACATAGAATAAAAGACAATTATGCTCCAATAATAACAAGAGTTAGATTTAAAACAAAAAATATAAAAGGTGATGCGGATAAAGTTACGACCTTTTATAGTGGCGTTCCTAAGAAAAAATTACCTTTTATAAATGATTTTATTCCTGTAATAAATATACCAATTTGGTTAGTAGATAATATAGAAGATTTTTTACAAACTTTTTATAAAAACTTTGAAGATACAAAGTTAGAAAAAATAGTTGGATTTTGGGGAAACTAAAATAATACTTGACTTTATGTTATATTATATGTAACTTAACATATGATTAAATTGGTTATTTCTAAACCTAACTGGTCCAAGTCTCATCCTCTAAATAGCATAGTTTTGATGTACGATGCTATAGAACATAAGTTAGTTTATGCTGACCATTACGAAAATACAACAGCAGAAATAGATTACCCAGCAGACGAGGGTATGTTAATTGATGATTGGAAAGTTGGATATGCTCATTCTTTTGCTGGTCGTCCACAATATTGTGCTGATATCTTAAACTATTGGATATTAAACCAACCACTTGACCACATACAATGGGACAACTTTTACGACCAAGATGATTTTACATATTACTATCCGTTAGATAAGATGATAGAACAATTATGTGAAGAAGTCCCAAAATATGATAGTCTGTTTAATGAAAAAACATTTATAAAGTTTCATAAAGATTTTGTAAATGCTTTCGGTGAGTTAGAATCAAATGGTATAGGAGTTAATACAGACTTTACAAAGATATTTGGTGAACATATGTTAAAGTATATTAAGAACAAAAAGATATATCAGAACTATAACTTTTTTACAACCACATCAAGACCATCTAACTCTATTCACAATCTTAACTTTGCTGCTCTTACACAAGAACAGAGGAAAGCATTCTCTCCACTTAACGATGTATTTGTTGAGTTTGACTTCGAGTCTTATCACCCAAGGTTGATTGCTAAATTAACTGATTATGACTTTGGTAACTCATCAGTTTATGGTAAGTTAGCAGATGATTTGGGTGTAACAGAGTCAGAAGCAAAGACAATAACATTCCAAAACTTATATGGTGGTGTCAGAAAAAATATTGCTAAGATGAGTGAGTTTTTCAGAGGTGTAGAGGACTTAGTTAAAGTATTTTATGACGAATATATGACTCGGAATAGAATCTTAACACATATTTATAAACGACCAATGAAAAGAGATAATTTAGGTGATCTAAATGCTCAAAAGTTATTTAATTACTACATACAAGCCTATGAAACTGAACGGAATGTTACTATCTTAAATAAATTACACACATATTTATTAGAGAAGAAAACAAATATAGTTCATTATAATTACGATAGTTTTTTATTTGACTATTCAAAGGAAGATGGTAAGGAAACAATATATGATATCCAAAAGATATTACAAAAAGACGACTTTATTATTCATAGCAAAGTTGGCAACACATACGGGACATTAAAGAATTATGAGTTTTAATTTAGGAAAACTTTTTATAGAGTGGAGACGAATTGTCCCCAATGGCGTACCAAATCCTGGTAATGCATATCACCTCGTTTTATTAAAAGAAGTTTGTTTAGCAAATGGTATTGATGTAGATACAACCAATAATGTTATTTTAGCATTAGAGAAAAAAGATGATGAAAAGATAAAATGGAAAGACTCAGATGGTAAGGATAGAGAAACAGGTTTAGATACAATCAAACAATACGCTAGTGATATTAAAAGTGGTGATTCAAGTCAAAACAAAAAACTTGCTGTAAAAGCTGCTAACTTGGGTGATAAAGAAACTGGTGGTGAAGAAGAAATTAAAGAAAAACCACCGATGAAGATTGACAAGAACCCATATGACAAAAAAGATGATAGTGATACTGAGAGTCAATCTCAAAATATAAGTGATGAGAATCAAAAAACAATTAATGATTTTGAAACTAGGATAAAAAAACAAAGTGATCAGTTAAGTGGTAGTAAAAAAGAAATTGTGAATGAAAGTTTAGATAAAATAAAAACTATATATGATGATGATGCTTCGGAAGATAAGAAAAAAGAAGCAGCTCAATGGTTAGTTGATAATGCTGGTTTTGCTACTAATGAAAATAGAAAGAAAGCTTATTTGAATAAACTTGGTGGTGATAGAAAAATATTATCTGGTGAAGCCGGAACAAAAAAATCTGAGGATTTAGTTAAAAAAGTTTCTTCATTAGTTGAACTAAAAACATTTAACGCTTCTGGTATAAAAGTAGGATTTAGTGCTGCTGCTAAACCTGATTTAGGAAAAGAAAATGAAGTTAAACCATCGCAAGATGATGGCGTTGCTAGTTACTTTAGTAGTCATAAAGTTTTACAAAAGATAAGACCTAACTTACATGGTTTGTTTGGTGTAAAAGGTGAAGATGGAAAAGTTAAAATGCCAAGTAGTGAACATTCAAAAGATTATTTAGCACAAAGCATAAATAACCCAGCACTTGAAAACACCATCGATTATGCTAAAGAACAGATAAAAAATGGTGCTATAGATGAGGGAGTATTAAGTTCTTTAGAAGATCACCAAAAGAGAATGCAAGGTGTTTTGAATAATTATGATATACCAAGTGAAGATGCAAAACAAGCTATTGCTGATAGTTACAATGACTTAATGGTGGGGTTACATAAAGCTGACGATGGGATAGCCAGTTCAATTATGAAACAACTTGCTGAAAATAATTTATATGAACAAGAATTAGCTAATGGTGAAGAGGTATATTTACCATCTGCTGGTAACTTTCCTGCCGGTGATAAAATAAAAGGTGGTGCATTAGAAAAAGTTTCTTTGATTAGTTGTAAATTTGGAAAAGCCGGAAGGGTTTATGGATGTCCAGCAAACTCAAAAACTATTTGTGAATTACATCAAGATGAAAGTAAACAAAATAATCAAGGACAATATCTTGGAGAAGATGGGTATACTTTATTAATAAACGATGATTTGATTAGAGGTGAGAATAAGAGTGCTACTGTATCTAAAACAGAAAACTTTATCAAAGATACATTAAACGGAGTAAATTTAGGTAATACCTTTACGGATGAGGAAACCTCAAAAATATCAATTATCGTTGCTGATTACATGGAAAAAATTGATAGGATAAATGAAGAAGTAAAGGATGAAACTCCTGTATCAAGAAAGTGGAAATTATTCGGTAATAAACTAAAAGATATTGAGAAAGAATATAAAGAGAAACTTGGTGGTGTTATAACCGAAGAACATGCATCTGCTCTAATTGGTAAGAATAATGCTAAAAACTTAGTTCAACAAGGTGGTGTGAAAGTGGAAGCTCTTATGTCTGCTATTGAGATAGCTAATAATATCAGAACTAATGAGTCATTAAACGACTTAGAACATAACAAACAATTTTATGATGAAAACGATGAGCCAAAATTTGTAACATCAAAGGGAACACAGAATCCAGATGATTACTCAATAACATTTAGAACAAAAAGAACTGCTGGTAGAACTGGTGGTGGGTGTCAATTATCATTTACCGGTGATGGTGAACCAGCTCCATTACAATTAACAAATGATGGTCAAACAGTAGATACTGAAACTGGCGAAGTTAAAGGGATATGATGAGAACACAACTATTATGTACATTCACAACACAACACAATCTTGAACAATCTATTCGTGATATTACGAAGAATTTCAAGGTAGTGTTCGAAAAAATTTATGTACTACAAAACGAGGACAAACCAAAAGAACTGATTTGTACCTATAATGTTAATCAACAAGATGAAATAGATTTTAACGCTGTAAACAATACAATATCTTTACATCGTAAAAAAATTACAAATACACTTTATACGATAAACGCCCTAAACGAACTGATAAAGTTAATAAACAACGGAGTGTTGGATACCAACTATCAGGTCGAATGGGACACATATAAGAATATGATTCTAATATCGAATAAAGAAGGTTTACAGAAAATACCAACAAGGATATTAAAAATAATAGAGTTATAATGGCATCACCAATATATTTTTTCACCAGAAGTGGATGTGTCTGGTGTCAGAAAATGAAACCATCAATAGATGAAATAAACAAAACATTAAATGATGAGCAGAAAATTAAAATCTGTTCTATTGATGAAGAAAAATCTAAAGTAATATACGATAGTGTAATTCGTATGAATAAGTTACAGAATATTGTTCCTCTTATGTACAACTCAAATATAGGTACGACTCTTTTGGGTTATAAGGATAAAAAAGATATTCAGAAGTTCTTACGAGCAGAACCAATAAGTACAAAAGTACCACTAACACCACTTCCACATTTAGATATTGAAAATAGTTCAGGAAAAGACTTGGATAATTGGAAAAAAAGTGTTATATTATGGTATAAGGAAAATGATAAACATCTTCCTACAAATGTAATAGACAAAGAAAAAATGATAGACATGGTATCTAAACAATTTATGGCATATAGAACTAAACCTACTACGATAGAGAGTAGGTTAGATGCTTTAGAAACCAAAATTGATCAAATAATGAAAAAAATATCTTGACTTTATCATTATTTTTTTGTATATTATATAAATTGGTTATCTACAAACTTTACTTTAGTAATATTTATAGATATAACAATAATAATAATAACATAAACTACGGAGAATAAACATGGACTTAGATGCTATAAAAAGCCGTCTCAATCAGTTACAGAACACACAAACAAATGCGTTTTGGAAACCTCAACCTGGAAAATCTCAAATTAGAATCGTACCTTATAAGTTCGATAAGAATAACCCTTTTAGTGAACTATTTTTTCATTATAGTTTAGTTCCTAATAAGACTGTTCTATCACCACTTTCATATGGTAGACCAGATCCTGTTCAACAATTTGCTGATAAGTTGAAATCAACTGGCAACAAAGATGAATGGATTCAAGGTAAAAGAATCGAACCAAAGATGAGAACATTTCTTCCTGTCGTTGTTCGAGGTGAAGAATCTGAAGGCGTTAAGTTTTGGGGATTTGGAAAAACTGTATATCAAGAACTTCTTGGTATAATAGCGGATCCAGATTATGGTGATATATCCGACTCTACTACAGGTCGTGATATCGTTGTCGAAAGACAAACACCTGCCGAAGCTGGTAACCAATATGGTAAGACTACTATTCGTGTCAAACCAAATGTTACTGCACTTTCTGATGATTCTAATATACTTACCAAGTTATTGGAAGAACAACCTGAACTCAAAGAGTTGTATCAAGAACCAACTTTTGATGAGTTAAAGAGTCATCTTTCTAACTTTCTGAATCCTTCTGATAGTAATAATGTTGCTGGTGAAACAGAAACAAAATCAGAACCAGAAATGGTAACAACGGAAGCGTCTTCTAATGTAGAAGATGACTTCGATAAGTTATTTAATTCATAAAGCCGTACATACGGTTAGAGTGGGGGTGGTTTCCTCCTTTTCCGCCCCTACTCGTCTTATTTGGGAGAAATAAATGTCTAATAGAGATGAATTAGCAGATATAATTGCGGGTGAACTAAACAAACAATTCAAGTCAAATCAAGTTGCTTACTTTTTGGATGGTGTTCAAGATACACCAACTGATGTGACAGATTGGGTTGGTACAGGTTCAACGTTGTTAGATTTGGCAATATCAAACAGACCTAATGGTGGTTTAGCTGCTGGTAGAATTACAGAAATAAATGGATTAGAGGGAAGTGGTAAATCACTTATTGGTGCCCACGCCCTTGCTTCTACACAAAAGAAAGGTGGACTCGCTGTTTATATAGATACAGAGTCTGCTGTTTCAGCTGAATTTCTACAGGCAATTGGAATCGATACCGATAGTATGTTATATGTTCATTTGGAAACAGTTGAAGATATATTCGATACTATAGAAACGATTATTACAAAAATCAGAGAATCAAGTAAAGATAAGTTAGTTACTATATTAGTTGATAGTTTGGCTGCTGCTTCTACTAAGGTAGAGATGGATGCTGACTTTGATAAAGATGGTTGGGCTACAAGTAAAGCCATCGTTCTGTCTAAAGCTATGAGAAAGATTACACAAATGATTGCTCGTCAAAAAGTTTGTTTAATCTTTACCAATCAGTTAAGACAAAAATTAGGTGTGATGTTTGGAGATCCTTGGACTACTTCTGGTGGTAAGGCTCTTCCTTTTCATGCCTCGACTCGTATTCGATTAAAGAATATGGGACAAATAAAAGATACCAAAAAAGACACAATTGGTATCAAGATAAGAGCTCAAGTAATCAAGAACCGATTAGGTCCACCTTTGAGAAGTGCTGAGTTTCCACTTTTCTTTGATAAAGGTATTGATGATTATGGGAGTTGGTTAACTGTAATGAAAGACCACAAGTTGGTAAAACAAGCTGGTGCTTGGTATACTTTCGTTGACCAGAATGGAGAAGAACATAAGTTCCAATCCAAAGACTTCGGTGCTCTTATATCCGATGTCGAAACTCAAGAATACATCTATGACTCTATCTGTGAAAAACTAATACTAAAGTATGACTCTGCTCAACTTGGTATTGACGATGTAACAACAGAACAAGAGTTTGCCGATGAGTAGTGCCGATAGAAATCTTTTAAAAGAGAAATTCTATGATTTTAAGGATGAGATTGACGTAAATCCTGAAACTAAGAATTTAAACGACCATGTTCTATTGGTCGATGGTTTCAATACATTCATTCGTAGTTTCAGCGTCAATCCTTCTTTAAACGAAGATGGTGCTCATGTTGGTGGTTTGGTAGGGTTTTTAAAATCGATACGATACACAATTAACAAGTTTAAACCAACTCGTTGTATTATTGTGTTTGACGGTAAGAACTCTTCCAAACCACGACAAAAGATATATCCACAATATAAAGCTGGTCGTAAGATTAGAAGTCGTTTAAATCGTCTCGTTGATTGGGGTGGAGGTCCACATAATGAACGAGAGAGTATGTCAATGCAACTTAAGAGGTTGGTTGAGTATTTGGAATGTCTTCCACTAACTATCGTATCAATAGACAACTTAGAGGCTGATGATATAATGAGTTATATCCCTAGTGTTGTTCTTAAAGATAGTAAGTTTACCATAATGTCTTCTGATAAAGATTTCTATCAATTGGTAGATGATAGGGTGAAATTATATTCACCCACTAAAAAAATACTATATGATAGAGAATTAGTGAAAAAAGAGTTTGGAGTTTACCCGCAAAATGTGTTAACTTGTAGGGTAATAGATGGAGATAAATCAGATGAGATACCTGGTGTAAGAGGAATCGGTGTTAAGACCTTAATAAAAGAGTTTCCTTTATTAGTAGAGGATAGAACGTTTAATACAAAAGACCTTTTAGATATGGCAAACTCAAGAGACACTAGAATATCAAATTTGATTAAAAATAACGAGATGGTAATAAAAAGGAACTATCTTCTAATGCAGTTAAGTGATCCTGATATCAAAAATCAGACAAAACTAAAAATAGGAGAT